TCATCAGTGAATGTACTAGATAATTTTAATCCTAATGTTCCTGCATCTGGATTAAGTCTTATTTTAGTGTCGCTGCCGTCACTTAAAACATCAGGAATACTAATTAAATTTGTACTCATTGGGCCTACGTATTCACCCGTTACGCTGTTGAATACAGTATCACCGTTGGCATTATAGACATCACCTGTATATATCGGTGTTACACCTGAAGTATCAACAACTGTGTTACCAGTATTTGAGCTTTTTACACTACCTGTGATATCTCCAGCAAACGACTGCGTAGTTGCATCAACTAGTTTAGTTGTACTATCGTCTGCAAAAACATCGCCAAATGATGGTCCATGAAAATCTGCATACATGACATTAGCAGTTACATCTCCAGAAGTACTAATATCACCACTACCGGCAATGTCAAATGTACTCATATCAAGATTGCCGCCTAATGCTGGAGCTGTGTCTGTTGACAAATCTGTTATAGCAGTTGCAACTTCAAATCTACTATTTGCAGCATTATAAACTAAAATTGATCCATCTGTTGGAGTTCCACCAATAAATACATCTGATAAGTCATTTAATTCGTCACTATATGCGTCTACTCCTATTTCCCAGTCGATTCCATTATAAACAATAGTGCTACCTGTTATTGCACCTGTGACATCTATATCAGTAAGATCACCTAATGTGGTAGCACCGCCACCACCACCAGTATTGTTATCTGCTCCAATAATCCAGTTGCTTCCGTCGTATTTTAAAACACTTCCGATTTGGGCTCCAGCAGTATCAACGTTGCCTAACGCTTCGATATTTATAGAACCTACATTCCATGTACCATTGCCTGAATCGTATGATAGCATACTACCGTTTAGTGCCGTATCATGGTCTGGAACATCGTCTAGATCACTTAATTGAGATGGTAGAGAACCAATACCCCAAGTTACTCCGTCGTATTTTATAACATCGCCGTTGGCAACACCTGAAGTATCAACGTCACTAAGGTCATTTAAAACAGTAGCTACGCCACCACCACCACCACCACTGGATTGTGTACCAAGTATCCAGTTAGCTCCGTCGTAGATTAAGATATTGCCGCTAACTGCACCAGTTGTGTCAACATTATTTAAGTTGCCTAGATTACCTGTAGTGGTATCTATTACATTTCCACCTGCTGTTGTTCCGTCACCGATATACAGTATTTGTGTATCAGTTGTATAAATTAGTTCACCTTCAGCTGGTGTAATACCTAGTCTTTCAGCGTCAGTACCGCGTCTAATTTGTAATGGCATGCATCATCTCCGTAAAATTCGTGTTACAGTATTTATGCCTTATCTGCCTTTTTTAAGGAAGGTGCGTGTACGTTTTTGTACATCGTGTTTGACTTTTGGCGTGTCAATACTGAAGTCAATACTTTTAATAACGTTATCGTAATCTGAAAAAAATGTTTCTAATGATGATTCTAAAGATTCTGAATCTGTATACTTTTTCTTTTCCTTCGCCACATCAATAGTATATATCTTTCCGTTATTAAAAAAGATATTAATACTATTGATGTACTCGATGGGTACAGATTTAATTTCTACATCATTAAATACCTCTGGCCAATGATTAACAATCTCCGGAGGCAACTTACTATTATTACTCACTAACTTCCGCTTTTTTCTTTTTCTTAGTAGGAAAAAGATCTTCAGCTTGTTCACGAAGCTTCTTAGCTTCTTTAAACATAGCGTCAGCCTGTGACCTATAAGATGCTGCTAGTTCTTCATCTGAAAGAACGTCGTGGGTATTAGTGTTTGCTATAGGTGCTTCTGCAACTACTGCTTCTGATGTGTCTGTGGGTGTCTTTTGGCTGGGATCTGTTAAGGCAAGATCTTCAACACTTATACCCTGTTGTTGTGCGATAAGATTATTCAGCTCATCGAGCCTAATTGAAGTCTTTTGATTCGGAACTAATTCCACTTCATTAGTAGGCATTTTTTGTAGCTTTCCAGTTGCATGAAAAGCTCTTAGCATTAGGCGTCCATCCGGCAAAGGTGATCTATCTAAAACAAGTGCTAGATCATCTGCTTCTTGTCCAACTGCTGACTCTACGACCTTCATAAGACTGTCATGTTCGTCAGCAGATAGAGTTTCGGTTGCAATGACCAGGCAACTATCCGCGTCGCCTGGTACAACTCTATAAGCAACTACCACACGCCGTTTACTTTTTACGAGTCTTCCGACATGTTTGATCATTGGTTACTTACCCTTCTGCTGCTGGTGCTGCTGCTTCAGCTGCTTGTTGTGCTTGCTGTGATGCTGCAATTGCGCCTAGAAACTGCTCTAGTTTTGTGTATGTTGCACCTACTGTTTGCATTTCGTTTGGACGGAATGCGCCACGCTGACTTGCAACGTCGATGATTACTTTTAGTGCTTGCAGATCTTGTACTGTTAAGTCTGCTGGTGCTCCGCCTGCTGCTGCTGGCGCTTCTGCTGCGGTTGCTGCTGTATCTACTGCTTCTGCCGCTTCTTGATTCATTTGGTCTTCCATAGTGGTTCCTTCTCCAACTGTTGTTTCTTCGAAAGTAGTTTCTTCTTGAGCTTGCTCAGTCATTGCTATTCTCCTTTTGCTAATAATAATTATCTGACTGTTTCTAGTTATATTTCAAATGTGGACAAGCTAACATAAAATAGGACATCTCTTTTGAGTCTTCAAATCCTATTTTCATAGCATGTTGCAATTCCTTGTTATGATTTATAACCAGTTCTTTTCCTAAGTAGTATCGACTCTTAAGATTTATTTCTACCCATTTACTTAATGCTTCACCTAGATTATATCTAATACCAGGTATTGTAGCATATTCAAAGTGCGCAGGGGGGTAGGTTAACCTGCGTTCTCCGAAAACATTATAAGGGTTCGGTGTTAGGTTCTTCATGCAGCCTCGTCATAGTGAACTGTCATACCAAACGGTCCTTGTAGATTCTTGTCATGATTACTATGAACTAAAAAGATTGTATCACAGTAGTCTGGATCTCCCCAGCTATCCCAAGCATATCCATCTGTAAACATAATGAATTTCTTAGGAACAATATCTTCTTCTTTCATATAATGCCAGTTAGCCATAAAATCAGTGCCACCACCGCCTACAACTTCGTACTCAGTAATTTCACGTCCGTCATCGGCACTAAAGTCGTCTTCATTATATACTTTAGTATCAAAGCACCATATTTTAATTTTATAATCTTTAAATTCGTCCATAATGCCTTTTACTTCACCTAAGAAGTCAGCAGCTTGCTCGTTTCCAATCGAACCGCTCATATCAATACTAATGCACAGTTCGCATGTATCTAAAAAGTCTTGTCCTGGAAGAATAGCACCAGTATGCATACTCTTACGATTAGGACGAGCAAATGTAAAGTCATTTTTAATCGTAGATTGTATTTGCTGACGGATTAGTTCACGCCAGTTCATTTTAGGCTCTGTAAGCTCTTTGATCATACGTGCAACGCCTGCAGGAACATTACCAGCACCAGCAGTTTGCGCAGCATTAATCATTGCTTCTTTCATTTCATCACGGATTTGATCTAATTCTTCTTTAGAATAGCTAGGACGTCCGCCGCTCTTACCACCGTCTTTGCCTTCGTCGTCGCCGTCTCCGTCACCATCGTCGCCTTCGCTCCAGTCATAGTGTTCGTCTAGCATTTCTCCTAGTTGATCTAAGAACTCTTCACCGTTCTTTTTAGCTTCGTTAAACAAATCATCATATACTTCTTCTGACATCCAGTCACGGTATTTAAAGTCTTGGAAACAGTCAACTAGTTTAGGAATAGTACCAATACGCTGATCTACTAGCATATTGTTTACAATATAATCCGCAGCGATATTGTACAGCATCGGATTACGGTCTTCACGGCGTGTTAAGTGATCAAATACACAGTGTAGGATTTCGTGTGCAATAACAAATTCAATTTCTTTATTATCCATAGCATTAAAGAATTGTGTATTATAATACAAGTTACGACCATCTGTAGCAGCAGTCATACACCAGTCATCACATGCTTGGATTTTTAAACGTGTAGCTAGATTACCAAAGAACGGATGGCGCAATAATAAACCAACTCTTGCAGTAATAATACGATCTACTACAATAGCGTTCATTTCTTTTAGCTCATCTGCGGTAAGGTCCGGATCAGGTGACCAGTTTTTAAGTTTAGTTTGCGTTTTTTTAGCAGACATCTTAATTGTAACAATATCAGTAAAGTCTAGCATGTACCATCTCCGTTTGTTATAATACTAATATAACACATCTTGTGCAAATGTCAAGAGAAAGTGGACCAAAATATGGCCCACTTCCCTTATTATTAGCTACCTTGAGCAGCTTTAATATACTTTCCGTAACGATCGTGGAATTCGTCGAAACATTCGACAGCATCCGGATCAATTGGCAAGCTATATTGAGTAAGAGCAAGTTTGATACCCATAACAACCATTTCGGTGTCAAAGTTATCCATTGAGAAACGTAAGAAATTATTGACCATATTGTCGAACTTCTTATTGTTTGCATCACTTGCTTCTTTGAGCTCATAACATAATGATACGGTTAAGGAATACATTGCACTGATTTCCGTAGCCTTGAGCTCTTTTACCTTACCTTCCAGAATGTCTGTTGGGTTAGGCATATTAGCAGCAACTTTACGGTGAGCCATAAATTTTACTGCCAATCCTTCTCCTACTGAACCTGATACTAAATCAGTTGTAGTAGATTCTTCGTCTTCGTCTTCTAGTAGCTCAGACACAAACGACCAACTACGTGGTGTTGCAAATGCTCTGCTAGGAGAACGTGGATCAAAGTTATAAAGGTCTTGCTTTGCAAATTGCAAGTAACCTACAACGTCTGAGTGTTGATTATTATCAACTGCCCAGCCAAACCAATCTTCAAATACTACTGCAAGTTCTAAGTGAACAAAGCGATTTGACAACGGAGCAGGCATACGATATGTAACACCTTTGTCCGCTTCTCGGTTACCAGCTGCAATAATAATTACGTTATCTGGTAATTTGTATTGTCCAACACGACGATTTAGAATTAATTGATATGCTGCTGCCTGTACAGCAGGCGCTGCTGAGTTCATCTCATCAAAGAATACTACAATATTATCATATTGTGCAGCAAATTCTTCGTCTGGTAACTCTTCTGGCGCACCCCATGTCATTTTTTCTGTTTTAGGATTAAAATGTGGGATACCTTTGATATCAGTTGGGTCCCAAAGACTTAACCGGATATCAATTAAATGTGAATTAGGTAGAGTATCTGTAACTTGAGCTACGATGTCCGACTTACCAATACCTGGAGGTCCCCAAAGGAAGATTGGACGTTTTTTCTTCATAGCACGTAGGATAGCGCTTTTAGCTTTGTTAGGTCCTACTGTTCTTAACATCTCTGACATGTTGTATTCCTCTCATATGTTTCAGTGCATACAAGTAATATAACATCTATACAGAGTTTGTCAACCTTTTTCTCTGTTCATTGCCTTAATTAAACCATATTTTCTTATATCACCAGAGAAAAGAGTTAGTTCGACTGCTTTCTTTTCGTTCGTTACCGTAATACTACGATTGGTAAGGTAGTATGGACAGTCAATAAACTGATCTAAAAAGATAATAACTTGTGTAGTTAGTGGCATTTCGGTAGGATAAGGTATATCGTATGTAGCCAATTCGATCTGTTTAACTATGTCATATCCTGCTTCAGTTAATCTAAGCCCACCGTTGTCTTTTTCTCTAGTATTTTGCCACCATAGGGGCATGTACTGCTTCACAGTAGTATCATCACTTGATTTATCAAGTTGTTTTAGAAAAATTTTAGTGTAAGTTTCTTTCCAGTTCATTCTTCAACTACTACATTACCTTCAGTTAACACATGTACAGCAAAATCATCCGACTTAAACATGTCGTTTAGTCTTTTTGCTAGGTTATGTGCATGTCCTGGGTTAGAAAAGCTTGTTTTCTTATATTTAGGACCTGGGTAATTAGTAAGTATGTTTGAACTTTTAAGATTGAATGGTTTGCCTCTATAAAAGACAGCCCAAATAGCTTCAGCCTCAAGAATCTGTTCACACTTGTATGTAACATTATCAGTGTGTTCCAAAATAATTGTAGGCTTAGGTCTACTCATAGTATCATCCTTTGCGGCGTCAATACTATTTAGCAGTTCTTCGCTTAATTCAATTGTTAAAGCCTGTGCCACCATCTAATCGTACCTCTATTACTTCGTCTGTTTGTGTAGAAGTATTTACTAAAAGCTTTTCTAGGTCCGCGGTTAATCTGGATGATATAATACCCAGCGTAAAGGCAAGATTTTTAGCTTGTGCAATAGGTATCTTTACCTCACGCTGATTAGTATTGTCAGCAGCTTTTACTTGCTGTATAAACTGCTGAATAGGTATGGTGTTTATAGGATCACTTTGCATTCCAAAGTGCTTCTTTCATCTGTGATTCTGTTTTAAACGGTCCTTTAGATTCGTAACGTTCAATTGTTACTAACTTAGGACAAAAAGACTTTACCCAGCCTTTTTCAAATTTAATTACATAATAACCTGCGCAATACAGGCTTTTAGATTTATCACTCTTTGTAAATAACGGTAAGCTTTGCTTAACATTAAACATTGTATTATAAGGACGCACACTACACGGATATCCGTGTACTTCTAACACTTCTTCTGTACCATCAGAAACAGTAATAGAGTTTCTAAGATCAATACCTAAGTCTGTTTTAATTTGTTTTTTATTAGTAAAAAACTGTGTACCTTTTTTACCTGAGAACACAAACTTTTCTTCGTCAAATGCTAAAGTACCAATATTTTCACCTTGATCTTCAACAATCCAAAATTTGTCTTCTAGTAGTGTTTTTAGTTTCATTATTTAATATACCTTGCTTGTAGAGGTTCGGCAAATGATGCTGCTTGATCAGCTACACGTTGCATATCCCACTTTGCACAAAACTTCATGAGTCTCATACCTACTTGTGTAATATTTTTACTTTCTACATTGTTAATTTCTTCGTTAATGATTGCTCTAATGTCTGCGGGTTGTGCAGTTAAGTCACAAAGTGTAACATTGCGTGTATAGTCATCTAGTACACGATGTTCTACACCTTCATGATCTACCCAACGCTGTAACATCATGTTATTCCAGTTAAAGCCTTTGTCGTTCTTATCAGCAAATGCTTCTTGTAGGCCTACTTTGTTCTTAGTGCCTTTTTTACGTACACCTGGATATGCACTAAACACGTTGTCGCTAGTGTCGCCACGCATACACTTTTCAAACAACATGAATTCAGGATCGGGAGCAGCCTTAGCTTCACCTGTTTTCTTATCAACTACTGCATGACCTTTATCGTCAAAGTAGCCTTTGTATGTAATAGTTGTATTGCTCACACCGTTGTACTGTTGTACATTAGGAGCAATAAGTTGCGCAAAGTCACCGTCAGTACTAATAATAACATGTTTATCATTAGGATGTGACTGTACCCAACCAGCAATTAAGTCATCTGCTTCTAGTTGCGGATGCCGCATAACAGTGCAGTTAGTCTTCTCTGATACAAAGTTCTTAAACTCGTCAAAGATTTCCCAAAACACTGTATCTTCTTCTGTCTCTGCAACAGTCATCTTGTCTCGAGTAACTTGTCTGTTACGCTTGTAAGGCTCATAGAAGTCTTTACGCCAGCTACGTCCTTCTA